GCTTTCAGAATGTCAAGTCTGGACTTACCACCCTTCTTACCAAAACGTGAGAGATATTTAATTGCGTTAGACCTGGTGAATGGCTCAGCATCACCGATACTCTCAATCAGGTCTAGAGTTTGAGTCTTGGACTCTTGAGAGGTGTAGTGTTGGTGATATGTACTTGTTAGATATTGTTCAATTTCTTTCAGGGTTTTGTCTTCTTGGTATTTCCAGAAGCCGTTTTGGTTTGTTTCTTTATTCATGTTTGCAATTTGATACTCAAGGTCACTATGACCCCATGGTCGCATACCATCATCAACTTTCATAGTGAAAACATTTCCATCTGGTGTTTCCTGTTTGTCAATACGGAGGGGAGTATAGTCATACCCCCCGTGATTCATGATAAACTCTTCGTCAGTCATCGCATCATATAGGGATACATTACTCATTGTACCTCATCGGTAGCCTTGATGTCAACATCCGCGTCAACTTTGTCATAGAGATCCATGAAAGCACCCTTGGTCTCTTCATCGAAACGATTGAGACAAACCTGAATGGCTTTCACCTTGTCACCGAAGATTGAGTATGCACGGACGATGTGGACCAGACGACGGGTAGAGATGACTTCCTCAATACCACCGTCATAGAAAGTGCGACGGATGATATCAGCCCAGTCAGTCAAGTGTGCAACAAACATTTTGTCATCACACAACTTGGAAAGAATGTTCTGTTCGATCTTGGGAGAAGGATAGGACTGTTCGAAAGTCACAGGGAAACGTTCAAGGAAAGCTTCGTTGAGAACGTTAGTCCCAATGAAACGACCATCATCACTACCCTTACCCTTGGTATTTGCGGTTGCAATCACGTTGAAACCCTCTTTGGGTTGAACGTGACGACCGATCTTCTTGAGAAAGACACCTTTACCCTCAAGAATAGATTGGAGACACAGGATCTTATTAGACGCAAGATCAACTTCATCTAGAAGGAGAATAGCTCCGCGTTCCAGAGCCTCAATGACTGGTCCATTGTGCCAAACAGTTTCACCATTAACAAGACGAAAACCACCAATAAGATCATCTTCATCAGTTTCGATGGTGATGTTGACACGAATCAACTCCCGACCAAGTTGAGAGCAAGCCTGTTCAACAGAGAACGTTTTACCGTTACCCGAAAGACCCGTAATAAATGCAGGATAGAAAAGACGGGACTGAATAATTTTCTTAAGATCGTTAAAGTTACCAAACTTGACGAAGGTATCATCTTTCTGTGGAATGAGGTTTTGTTCGATAGGAGGAACCACCGCAGGAGCGGTGACGGTCTTTTCAAGTTGTTGACGGGCTTCTTGCACAGTCAGGTCCCACTTACCACGGGAGATTTTATATTCATCAAGTCGTTTAGTCACAGTGGGATAAGAGATGCCGTTGGCGGCACAGTACCCACGAACATCACCAGAAGTGATCTTGTCACCGTAGGTATCGCGGAGTGCGTTGATGATGTTGTTGGACATTTGTTCGAAACCCTCATTGGTATGTATGTAATATACATGAAAAAACCCCCTAGGAGGGGGTGAGGTGGTCAGCCACCCAACTGTCCATGGTGGCGTCCTGTTGCATTTTCATCATGAGAAACATGGTTCTCTTGTGTGGTCTCTGTTTCCATCCATACCACTTAGAGACTTTACCCTTGTCATGAGGAGGTTCCTTACCAACCGAATAGTATTGATCAGCTGTCATGTCAATCACAAATCCATTCTCTCTATCTTTCAACCACCAGTGAAGATCTCCTCTGTAATCTCTGGCACTCATAGGATCAAGAGTATCAGTATCAAGGAGATAATACATAGCCTGAGTTGCATGATAACAATGCCCATACATGGGATTGGTCTCATTCTCAACACGATACTTCTTAGTAAGAAGATCTGGCGTGAGGCATTCCCGCAGTCTCCGTGAACACTCAAGGATCATGGAGATGGTGTAAGGAACTTTGTGATAGTGAAGGATGTCTTTTTTAATGATCACCCATTCACTTGCACCTTTTTGATAACAAGGTCTCTCTAAGATATCCACTCTGGTTTACGATCAGGATTACGAAGGTAATTTTCCGCGACCCAAGGCTTGGAGTTGATGTACAACTTGTATGCGGTAAATGTATCTATACTATCATCAAACTTCCATTCTTCAGGCATTGCACGGGCAAAGTTTTCAGCCATACAATAACAAGTAATTGCGCAACCAGCCCTCTTATGGAAAAGTTTTTTAGCTTCAAAAAGCGTTTTTGTGCAGGAATGAACTTTTCCGTAACGCAGAAAATATTCAAATGCAAGGGCATTACCATGCATGATCAACCATGCAGTGTTGTAAATGCTCTCTCCAGCCCATTGGGTGCAGGGGTGATTACGGAAGGCACCTTTTGCAGTTGCGTAAGGCGTACCATCTAGTTTGTTGATTGTACCCCAATCATAATACCACTTGGAGAAGATGATTGCGAGCATTTGACAACTCTCCAGTGGCATTTTGACAATGTGTTTGTCGGGGAGAACCCTGGCAGAAACACGGGGATTGGGATCAGTGACGAAGATGTTCATAGGGGTCTTGCATTACCACAACGTTTTGCAGTGGGATACTGGGCTTCGAATACCTTATTAGCATACATCTGACTGGTCGCTTCGACAATGGTTTTGTGATATTTCGCACCAGTTGTCGGTAGGCGGTAAGTTACTTCCCATTTCCTCATGCGATAACCTCCACGAATTCACTCAGGATCTTTTTGTTCAACTTCTTGGACTTCAGTGATTTTGTGAATGCACTCTTGATTTGAGACTTGGTTGCATTGTCTGCGACTTCAAACTCACTGTCGTTACCCAAAGAACTAGAAGACATTGCAAAGTATTTGGTGTAGCCCTGAATACCTGCAATGGTTGCAGACTTGTTCTTTTTCCACTGTACCATGACCTTCTCAACCTCGTCACACTTCAGTTCTTGATTTGAAAGATAACGACGCAGTTCACCACCACCCAGGATGCGAATACCAAGAATGTTGACTTCAGGGAAACGATCGCGGAGGTTCTTCAGTAGAGCCGTGGTAGGACCAGACCACCGACCAGGAATGTTGTAAGTGGTTCCCAGTTTACGATCACGGAGAACACAACGATCACTGAGACTATTGAAACCATAACGGTTCTCATACTTGACAATGAAAGGAATGGTTTGAGCTTCACCATCGGTCAGGATGATGGTGTTCAACTTCTCAACACCGTGACGTTGTTTGAATTCAGGGATGATTTTGTAGAGAGAAACCAAAGCTTCATTCAAAGGAGTTCCAGACAACATCAGTCGGGGGAAACCACCAGGGTTGGATGCAATCATGTAAAGAGACCTGCAATGACGTTCGAAGTCCTTTGCACGGGTCTTACTGGACAGGAAGTTCAACATGTTGAAGAACCCAGCCAGAGCCAAAGTGTTAGGAACGTCGTCCTGGTGGAGAAGACTGCGATAGGAGAGATCTGGCATATCCTCAGCGTCATCACACTGACGAAACCATTCGTTAGAGAACGCATAAACCTCAAAAGGAATGTTCACTTTGCGACAGAACCAAACAAGGTTGAGAAGTTGTTTGACAGTATCCTTGAGAACACCCTGCATTGAACCAGACCAGTCAAGGACAAAGATGAGACCGTGGTTCTTACCATCAGGAAGAACAGTCACCTTCTTGAAGATGTCTTCATTGAACTTGTAGGTGTGAAGTTTACCAGTGTCCAGAACACCAGTGCGACTGGTTGCAGCTCGTGCATATGCACTTGCAGACTTCTTCATCTCAAACTCTTTGACCAGATAGTTGACTTCCTTCTGAGCCGACTTCTTGAAGTCATTGTATTCCTGAATGTAATAGGCTTCAGGATCATAGTCACCACAATCTTCTTGTCGTTCCGCACGACGTTTCTCATAGTAACCCCAGATCCTTTCACTAGGAATGACAAGACGGTTCAACCTGACCTCAGGAACCTCAACATAGATGTTGTCACCATAGGAATATCCACAGAGAGTTTCAAGTTTCTCTTGCAGGTTCTCATCAGTAAAACCTTCCTCAAAGGTGTCACCACCAGACATACCAGCACCAGGGCCATCTTCAGGACCTTCATCCTCACCTTCACCCACTTCAGGTTGAACGTGGTCACCATCAGTGGAAGAACCTTCAC